CTTATTATGGAAGTCCTTTAATTTTTTATCCTATTAGAATAGTTGGTGGTACAACAATTTTAATTAAATCAGCTACAAATACAAATGCTGCTATTTCTAATTATGTAATTGCTTCCAATAGTCAGGCTATAGTTGCTGCAACCAGTACACAAAATATAAATTTTCAATTAGAATTTAATGAGTATACAGAAGATACAGATTTTACAGGAACTCTATTTGCAGATTATTACCAGAGTTATATTGAAAATATTTTTAATAACAAAAGGCGTTTAACGAAAGTTACAGCATACTTACCTTTAAAAATTATTTATGATTTAAAATTAAACGATAAAATTTCGTTAAATAATTATACATATAGAATTAACAGTATAAAAACTGATTTAATAACAGGAAAAAGTAGTTTAGAATTATTAAACGTAGTATGATAAAAAATATTATAGATTTATTACAAGTTTCTAAAGGAGAAACAGAAAATATTAGAATTGCTCAAGGCAAATATGCTTTGCCTTCAAGTTTTTCAAAAGCATTTAAACAAATTAAAAAAGAAATCCAATGGCTAAGGAAGTAGTAATTAATTTAAAAGCAAACACAGGTCAAGCTGAAAAAAACGTTCAAGGTCTTAATGAAGATTTACAACAAACTCAAGCAGACTTAGGTGGTATTGAGGATGCAGGAGATCAAATGACTGGAGGTATGATTTCTGGTTTCAAGGGAATGTTAGCATCTGTTAAAAGTGCTATTACTGGATTAAAAACTTTTAGAGGTGCTATGATTGCAACTGGAATAGGAGCATTTGTAATAGCTATTGCTGCTGTTGGTACTGCCTTATCTAATACCGAAGAAGGTCAAAACAAACTCAACAAATGGCTTACTCAAATTTCTGTAGTTATAGGAAATGTAACTGACATATTAGGAAATTTTGGTAATGCTTTAATGAATGTATTTACTCTTAATTTTAAAGAAGCCAAAAAAAATATTGATGCAGTTACTCAAGGAATTGTAAACTTTGGAGAAGAAACAAGAAAGGAATTAAAGATAGGAGCAGATATTGCTGATATGAGGGCAAAGGCTGATAAGCTAGAAAGACAATTACAAATAGATAGAGCTAAAGCCGATAGAGATAGAGCTGACTTATTAGACAAAGCAGTTCAAAAAGATACATACACAGCACAACAAAGAATTGCATTTTTAGAAGAAGCTGGTAAATTAGAAGAAGAAATAACAAATAAAGAAATTGAAGCAGTACAGTTAAGAGTAGATGCAAGAGTTGCTGAAAATGCTTTAGCTGGTTCTACAAAAGAGGACTTAGAAGAAGAAGCTACATTAAAAGCTCAATTAATACAATTAGAAGGAGCAAAATTAACGAAGGCAAAATTAGTTACAACTCAAATAATTGCAGCTAATGCACAGGTTAGAGCAGAAGAAAAAGCAGCTCAAGCCGAAATAGATGCTGCGAAAAAAACTAAAGATGCTGAAGATTTGGCAGCAGCTAAAAAATTAGCAGAAGTTAAAAAAGCAATTAGAGAAGCTACTGCTACAAGTGAACAGGAAAAAAGAGATTTAGAATTAATAAAAATAGATGAACATTTTGCAGCATTAATACTTAAAGCAGAAGAACAAAATTTAGTAACTGATGAATTAGAACTAGCCAGAGAAGAAGCAAAACAAGAAAAACTAACTCAATGGGATGATATTGATATTGCAAGACAAGAAGCTAAAGTACAAAAAGAAAATGCTCTAGAAGATGAAAGAACAGCAATCGCAAACAAAGCAAAGGAGGAGAGACTATTAATAATAGAAGCAGAACTACAAGCAAAGAGGGCATCAATAGCTCAGATTGGTAATTTGTTAGGAAAATTATCTGGATTATTAGAAAAAGGCACAGCAGCTTCAAAGGCAGCAGCTTTGTCTGAAATATTAATAAATACTGGTTTAGGTTTTGCTAGGGGTTTAGGTATTGCTCAGCAGTCAGCAGCAGGTACAGGATTTGCAGCAGCTGCTGCTTTTCCTATATTTTATGCTTCTCAAATTATAGCAGTTATGGCAGCTATTGGTAATGCAAAAAAGATTTTATCTCAAGTTAAAGGAGGAGGTTCTGCAAGTGGAGGTTCTAGTCGAGCAGCGTCAATATCAGCACCACCAACTGTTGTTGCAACACCCCCAGATGTTACTTCTGTTGGAGGTACAGGAATGAATCAATTAGCTGATGCAATAGGTAGTCAAAATCAACAGCCTATTCAGGCTTTTGTGGTAAGTAATGATGTTACTACAGCTCAAAGCCTTGAAAGAAATATTGTAGATGGTGCTTCAATAGGGTAAATACAAAATTTAAAATTAAAAACGTTATAATGTTATGAAGATCATAGAACTCATTTTAGATGAAGCTCAACAAATGATGGGCATAGATGCAATAAGTTTGGTAAACGCACCAGCTATCGAAGAAAATTTCTTAGCTTTAAAATCTGATGAAATTAAACTAGCTGAAGTTTCAAAGGATAAAAAAATATTAATGGGTGCTTTATTAATTCCAAACCGACCCATATTAAGAACGAATGGAGAAGAAGAATATTATATTTATTTTTCAAAAGATACAGTTCAAAAAGCAAGTCAGTTATATTTAAAAAATGGCAATCAGAATAATTCAACTTTAGAACATAATCACGAACTTAGTGGACTTACTTTAGTAGAAAGCTGGATAGTGGAAGATGAAAAGTATGATAAATCCAGAAAGTATGGCTTGAATGTACCAGTTGGAACTTGGATGGGAACTTTAAAAGTCAATAATGATGATGTCTGGAATGACTATGTTAAGACTGGAAAGGTAAAAGGATTTTCTATTGAAGGATACTTTGCTGATAAGATGCAAAAACCTAAAGTAGATATGGAAGAAGAAAAAGCAAAGAAATTATTGTCTGATATAAAAAATATCTTAATAAAAAAAAGAGGTAAAAAAACAAAAATAGATTTTTACGGAGATTATCCTAAGTCAGTAAGAAACAATGCTAAAAAAGGATTAGAGTTAAATAAAAAATTAGATAGTAAATGTGGTTCTGTAATAAATCAATCCAGAGCTAAAAGATTAATGAAAGGTCATCCAATTTCAATTCATACTATAAAACAAATGAATAATAATTTAAATAAATCAGCAGAATATTTTGATGTTAAGAAGCAGTTGTCTTGTGAGAATGTTAATTTTTTATTATGGGGTGGTCTTGCTGCAAAAAAATGGTCAGAATCAAAATTGAAAAAATATAAAAATTGAAAAAAAAAACTTATATACCAAGTAGAACAAGTCCTAAAGGTGGTGGCAGGGGTTGTCTATGTAAAGATACTAATACTTATTCCAGAGGATGCTGTGATGGAGACATCTGGTCACAGGGAATTGGAGTAATAAGTAGAACTGCATAATGAATATGCAAAATTAAATTTAATAACCGTTATACAATTATGAAATCAAGTGATATGATAAATAAAATTAAAACACTCCTTGATATTCCAGTAAAACTGGAAGAAAGGAAATTAGAAAATGGAACTGTTGTGGAAGCAGAGGCATTTGAAAAAGGTAGAGAAATTTTTATCAAAACAGATGATGAAAAAGTTGCTATGCCAGTTGGCGAATACATCTTAGAATCAGGCGAGTTAATCGTTATTGAAGAAGAAGGAGTAATTGCCGATGTAAGAGAAGTTAGTGATGACGTACCTGCTAAAGAAGAAACATCTGATTTAGCTGAGTTTGATCCAGACAGATATGTAACAGTAGAAGATTGGAGAGGTATGGAAGAAAGAATTGCTAATTTAGAAGATGCTATTGCTGATCTTAAAGGAGACAAGCAACCAAAGTCTGAAAAGGTAGTAGAAGCTGAAGAACAAATTGAAGATGAAGCTAGACAACCAAAGTCCAGAACCATCAAAGAGGAGTTCACAGAAAAAAATAAAGAAGAAAATCTTAACGAACAACTAAAGGAGGAGCTTTCCGAACCTGCTGCTGATCCAATTAAGCACAGTCCAGAAAGTACATCTACTAAAGGTAATAAGGTAAGATATTCTGAAAAAAGACGAAAATCTGTAATGGATAACGTCTTGGAAAAATTAATAAACAATTAAATAAATAAATTAATATGGCTTTATCAATTACATCAACCTATGCTGGAGAATTTGCAGGAAAATATATTGCTGCTGCACTATTGTCTGGCAATACTATCTCCAAAGGTGGGATAGAGGTTAGACCTAACATTAAGTATAAAGAAGTTGTTAAAAAAGTAGTGACTTCTGGACTTATTGTAGATGCAACTTGCGACTTTACAAGTGCAGGAGACATCACGCTGACTGAAAGAATAATTCAGCCAGAAGAATTTCAAGTAAACAATGAATTTTGTCTTACTCCATTCGTATCAGATTGGGAAGCAACTTCAATGGGCTATTCAGCTTATGAAAAGTTACCTCCTAAATTCTCAGATTTTATAATTGCTCACGTGGCTGCTGAAGTAGCACAAAAAACTGAGCAAAATATCTGGCAAGGAGTTAATGCAACTGCTGGAGAGTTTGATGGTTTAGTTACCTTAGCTGCTGCTGATGGTAGTACAGTTCAAGTTACTGGAACAACCGTTACAAATGCAAACGTAGTAGCTGAAATGGCGAAAGTTATAGATGCTGCACCTTCTGCTATTTATGGCAAGGATGATTTGAAACTTTACGTTTCTCAAAACATTGCTCAGGCTTATATTAGAGCTTTGGGTGGCTTTGCCAATGTAACAAATGGTATAGACAACAAATCGCAAATGTG